CGATGTCCGAGTTTACTGCACGTTATTACGATTACAAGTATAAGCAAGACAATGACTTCTATGCGGAAAACTACCGCAAGAAATATAACGAAGGGTATGGTGATTTGATTTATGATAGCGAAAATGAGTTTGTAAAGGAAGTGGATAGTACCGAGTTAATATTTGCATCTACCATACTTTATGAAAAGACTGGTACTGATAAGATTTATTCTGTCATATACAAACTATCAAACGAGAACACGAAAGAAGATAAGATGGATTCCGTTATTAGAATCCTTCAAGCAAAGAAGATAACGGGTAGGGCATCTTGGAAACTTAACCATCCATCGGGTCATGATACATACACCGCATACGGATATGCAGGACACTTTGATGACCCATACAATCCACAATCGGATATTAATTGGGGAGCAACTAAGGAACTATTTTACAGTGCGACATCAGTAACCGCAGCGAACTTATTTGCAGGGTATTGGTCCGAGTACATTGCAGAGATAACCGATAAGGATAGCAAGTTGCTCACCTGCTCATTAAAGTTGAATGAGGTTGACATTTATAACCTTGATTTTAGCAAACTGATTTATATTGATGGTTCACTATGGCGGTTGAATAAGGTATTGGATTATAACCCGATGGACTTTAACGTGACAAAGGTGGAACTTCTTAAAGTAATTGAATTAAACTATATTTAGATGGCAAATGAGAAGGTAGGTATAACGATATCCGTAGACTCGGGAAATGCGAGTAAAAGCGTTGACCAGTTAGGTAAAAAGATAGATAGTGCAGGTAAAAGTGCTAAAGATGCAGGTAAAGAGGCAAAACAGGCAGCAGGTGCATTCGGGTCAATAGGTAACGCAATTAAAACTCTTGGGGTAATTAATGTAGTTAACAAGGGGTTTGAGTTCTTTCAGCAAGTGCTTGGCAAAAATCAAAAGGTAGCAGATTTACTAAGTACATCAATGAACTTCCTAAGTGGAGTTTTTTCTGATTTGATTTCTTTCTTTGTAGACAATACAGACAAGGTAGTTGACTTCTTCAAGGAAATATTTGAGAATCCTAAAAAATTAGTTACAGATTTAGCAACTGCGATTAAAAATAACCTACTTGAAAGAGTTAACTCTGCCATTGAGGCATTAGGTTTATTGGGGCAAACATTAAAGAATTTACTTACTGGAGACTTTGATGCAGCAGCAGAATCAGCAAAACTCTTTGGAAAGGAGATGCTTGATGTTGCGACAGGGGTAGATGATGCTTTTGATAAGACTGCTACTGCACTTAATGATTTAACGGAGGCAGCAGGGGATTATTTCTCTAAAAAATTAGACCAAGCAAAGGCACTTACGAAAGCAACAAATGATGCAGTATTAGCAGAGGCGAGGCAGTTAAATACTATTAAGCAGACAGAGATTGCAGCGGAAAAATTAAGGCAACAAAGGGATAATGAGGCAATTGCTATACAAGACCGAATAAAAGCAAACAATGAACTCGGAGAGGTTCTAAAAAGGGGTCAGCAACAAGAGTTAGCACTTATAGGAATTAAGCAACAAAAGATACAGAATGAGATTGCTCTGAATGGAGTAAATAAGGAACTACAAGCAGAACTCATCAGGTTGGAAGGTGAAAGAGCAGACATACAAGAAAAGTACACCGCTTTTGCATCTGAGCAGTTAGTAAATCAAAACTCTTTACTTAGAGAGCAGATTGATATAAACAAGTCAATAAGCGAGAGTAATAACAAGATTGCCTTAGACCAAAGGAAAGCAAGTGCTGAACTTATACAAGATGAGATACAAAGGTTAGAAGCAAAGAGAGAGATATTTGAAGAAGAGGCAGAACTTGAATTGATAAGGTTACAGACTAACGTTAATAACACGGCATCAGGAACGGCAGCAAGGGCAGAGGCAGAAATTGCATTTGCTCAGAAAAAGAGTGAGATAGAGATTCAGATTGCTGCATCTGATAGTGAGATTCAGACAAAAAAATTAGAAAAAGAGACTGAGTTTTACACGAAGTTAAAAGAACTTTACCAATCCGATAGAGATGCCTTTAAGGAGTTACAAGATGCAAAGACAAACCTTGCAGTACAAGGATTGAACGCATTAGCATCATTGGTTGGAGAGAATGAGAAGTTAGCAAACATAATTTTTGCCATACAGAAAGCAATTGAAATAGGTAAGATATTTACCTCAACAAGTTCTGCAATAACTCAAGTTGCTGCACAAACTGCTGCCATTCCTGCCATTCTTCCACCAGGTATTCCAAATCCTGCTTTTGCTATTGCAAGTGCAATAGGTGCTAAGAAGATAGCAGGTTTAAAGATTAATGCTGCTGCACAGATTGCAGGTATTGTGGGCAGTACAATATCTAAGTTCAAAAGTGGGTCATCAGAACAACCTAAAACACCATCTACGGATGGAGGAGGTGCTGCACCTATTTCACCTAATTCATTATTTCAAACGGCAAGTGTAACAAGGTTGGACCAACAAAGTATTAATCAACTTGGGTCCGCTACCAATAGAGCATACGTTGTGGAATCTGATATCACTAACCAACAAGAAAAGATAATAAGAATAAACCGAGCAGCAAGACTTGGGTAATAGTTTATAAAAAATACAAAAATGGAAAAGAATATACCAATTTTCAACTTAGAAATAACCAATGACCTTGAGGATGATGTTGAGGTGGATGTGATTAGTTTGGTTGACCGACCTGCGATTGAGAGGTCATTCCTTGCCTTTGCAGATGATTACGCAGAAGAAATGCCTCACTACACAAAAGATGGTGTATTGTGGACAGGACCAACACATAAAGATGCAGATGGAAGGTTGATGACTGGTGAGGTACACGATGAAAATAGTCAATACCTTTACCATATTGGCGAGTATGACAAGTATGCAGAATCATACACAGACTATCCCGAATCTGCAAAAAATAACGCACAGAGGGCATTGGATTGGGCAGAGAAGCACGGATGGGGTTCTTGTGGTGAGGCAACTGGCAAAATAAGAGCAAACACCATCGCAAAGGGTGGACCTATCACGAGGGACACGATTGCTCGGATTAGTGGATTCAAGAGGCATCAGCAGAATAAAGATGTCCCATATTCAGAAGGATGCGGTGGTTTAATGTGGGATGCTTGGGGTGGTACTTCCATGATTGAGTGGGCAAGTAACAAACTCAAAGAGATAGACAGACAAAAATTTGTAATCCAAGATGAGGACCAACAAATCATTAGCGGTCCTCTAATGTTGGCAGATACTCCTATTTACCGCAATGACCATAATGGTGAGTATTATGTGGTCTTTACAAAAGAAACGATAAAAAAGATTGCACAGAGGTACTTTAAAAAAGGATATCAAGCAAACGTGAACTTGATGCACGATTCAGGGCAATCCGTTGAAGGTGTGACAATGTTTGAATCATTTATCAGCGACAAGGTTAGGGGAATCTACCCGATGAAAGGATTTGACGATGTACCCGATGGGTCTTGGTTCGGTTCGTTTAAGGTAGACAATCCCGAAGTATGGGCAGAGATTAAGGCAGGGAACGTAAGAGGGTTTAGCGTAGAAGGTCAATTTAACTACAAGAAAACAGGAGATAAAAAGATTGAGCAACTTTGGGCAAATGTCTTAGAAGTGCTATCTAAAGTAGTGTAGCATTTTTCATAGCGTTTTGGTTAGGCAGGGTGTTTCCACACCTTGCCTTTTTTGTATATGGTACATTGGCAAATGCTCACTATTTATTGCTAAAAGTTATGATGACTACTTTAGAAGCAATTAACAAGATAAAGCAAATGTTTGCAGAAGCAGGAGAATTACCTGTACCATCTGCAATGCCTCTGCAATCTATGGCGGAATATACGCTAAAGAGTGGAGCAAAGGTTATGATTGATAAGTTTGAAGTCGGTGGTAAGGTTACACTGGTAGATGAGGGTGGAAACGAAGTTCCTGCTCCTGTTGGTGACCACGAACTCATTGATGGTTCTGTAATTACTCTTGATGAGAATTCAATCATCACCGCAATTAAAGTCCCTGAAGTTGAACTCCCTGAAGTTCCCGAAGTTGAGATTTCTGTTGAATCTAAGAAGGTAGAAGAGGACATGATGAAGAAGAAGATTGAAGAGATGCAAAGACAACTTGATGAGATTAAGATGGCATACGATGCCAAACTTGCCTCACAAGAAGCAAAGTTTAGCAAGGGCATGAGTGATATTTCAGATGTTTTGGTTCAACTTTTGAACACACCATCTGCAAATGCAACTGAGCAACCAAAAGAAAGGTTTAACGTACACGTTGAAAAAAAGGAAGATAAGATTAGCAGATTCCTTGATTTCGCAAAATCTATTAAGTAATAATTTCTCAAACAATAAAAATTAAATAAAATGAGTTTTAGTGTAGGAACATTGGCAAACTATACAAAAGAGAACGAGAAACTACTCGTTGTATCTTCTGTACTTGGTAGCAAAACCGCTTCTTTGATTAAAGAGGCAGGAACAGTGATGGTTGGAGTTAAGTCTTCTGAGACCATAAACATTATGGATACAGATGCAATCTTCCAAGATGGTTCATCTTGCGGATTCAACGCATCAGGTCTGACCAGCTTCACGCAGCGTACAGTTTCAGTCGGGAAGATAAAAGTGAATGAAGCACTTTGCTTGAAAGACCTTGAAGCAAAGTATTTGCAAAAAGCACTCCCTGCTGGTTCTATGTATGATTCAATGGTTTTTGCTGAAGAGTTCACAAATCGTAAAGTAGAGAAAATTTCTTCTCAACTTGAGAGAGCATTGTGGCAAGGTAACACTTCAAGCGTTGATGTAAACTTGAACAAGTTTCAAGGTTTGATTGCTTTGATTACTGCCGCAGGTGCATCTGTTGTAAATGCCAATAGCGTTGCATTTCATGGAGTTGTAGAAACTGCAATCACCGATGCAAACGTTGTTAGCATTTTTGATGATATCTACAAAGCAATCCCTGCCCAAGTTGTAGATAAGGATGATATCGCAATCTTCTGTGGTATGGACACTTTCAGAACTTACACTGTAAAGTTGAAGTCTTCTAACTTGTTCCACTACAAATACGATGAGGCTGCAAACGGTCAGTTTTTCCTCCCAGGTACAAATGTGCGTGTTATCGCAGTACAAGGTTTGAATGGTACTAATGACATCGTTGCTGCAAGGATTAGCAATTTCTACATAGGCACTGACCTTATCTCGGAAGAAGAACGCTGGGAGCTGTTCTTCGCCAAGGAAGCCGACCAAATTAGGTTCGTATCAGAGTTCAAAATGGGAATCAACTTTGCTTTCCCTGATGAGATTGTTAAGTTCTTCGTTTAAATAACATTGATGGTGAGGGGTGGTTTCCATCCCTTGCCTTCATATTAAATTTTATAATATGCCGTGTGCTTTAACTCAAGGATATGTACTGGACTGTAAAGAGTCCATAGGTGGTATCAAAGCGGTCTGGTTCATTCCGTTTGAAAATGTTACCACAATTACTGAGGCATCAGGCGTTGTTACTACTATTACAAAGTCAGCAGGAAAGGTGTTCTACAAGTACCAACTTGTAAAGCAAACCTCTTCACTTACCGAGAATATCACTGCCTCTGTTGAGAATGGCACTGTATTCTATGCTCAAGAATTGTCAATCATCCTTAATAAACTTCAAGCAAACACAAGGAACGAGATTCTCCTCCTTGCTAAGAACAACTTGCTTGCAGTAGTTCAAGATGGTAACGATAAATATTGGTTGCTTGGTAAGGTAAATGGTGCTGATTTGACTGGTGGTAATGGTGCGACTGGTGTTGCTTTCGGAGATAGGAGTGGTTATACTTTGACCTTCACAGGCAATGAACCTGCACTTGCTCCCGAAGTTTCAAGTTCAATAATTGCAGGTCTTACTGCGTAAATAGGAAGGTTTAGAATTGAGTAAGGGCATCCATATCGGATGCCTTTCTTTTTGGGTAAAAGTCAAAGGATTATCTATTTAGATACAATGATACAACTCACACAAGGTTCAACTGAGTTCATTTACTTAACATTAACGGAGAAGCAGACACTTGCCTCACCTAATTACTTGTTTCGTTTTGTTAATAGGACTACACGGGATGAGGTTGCTTTTGTGCTTTTGTTTGCTCTTGATGTATCACCTTTCAAGGATAGGTACAATAAGTTTAGTATTAAAGTACCGAAGTATTTTGGATTGGGTAACATTGGAGAGTGGTTGTATTATGTCTATGAGCAATCAAGTGCCTACAATGTAGACTACACCCAAGCAACGGGATTGCTTGAAGAGGGAATAATGAAACTGTCACCATCAACCACATTTGAGTACACACAACACGAGGTTGACAATACATATATAACACGATGAATGATTTAGTAATATTGAATTTCCAAGAGGCAAGGCAACCCGAATATCGGGAGAAGAGGGGCAAAGGGTACATTGAGTTCGGTGAAAAGAACGATTACCCTAACTATCTTTTATCACTTTACAATAAAAGTGCAAAGCATAATGCTATTGTTAAAGGCAAGGTCAATTACATTATCGGTAACGGATGGAAGAGTGATGAGGCAGACCCTATTGCAGACCAATTTATTGCTCAACCGAATCAGTTTGAATCCTTGAACGATTTAACGAGGAAAGTATCTATTGACATAGAAATCTTTGGAGGTGCTTACCTTGAGGTGATTTGGTCCGTAACGGGTGGACAGTTAACCGATGTCTTACACATTGACTATACCAAAATAAGGTCCAACACAGATAACACGCAGTTTTGGTACAAAAAAGACTGGAATGAGAGAAAGGATGAGTTAATCCCTATGATGGCATTCAATACGAAGGTCAGACAAGGGAAGCAGATACTTTACATAAAAGAATATAGACCAGGTTTAGATACTTATGCTTTGCCTGGTTATATGGGTGCATTGAACTATATTGAATCTGATATAGAAGTTTCACGACACGTTCTTGGCAATGCCCAAACGGGATTCTCTGCATCCAAACTTATTACACTTCCCAATGGTGAACCTTCTCCCGATGAGAAGAGAAACATTGAAAGAAGATTTACGGATAGGTTTAGCGGTAGCGATGGTAAGAAATTTATC